TCAGAGGGTGCGGCGCGGCGCGGGAACGCCTGAGAGGGTTTCATGGGCGGTATGGGCCCAGAGGATCGCCGCGCCCGGATCGGCCGCGAGCGTGGCGCTGGGCGCCGGGCCGGGCCGGATCGTGCGGGACTGTTCAGCACCTCCGACCGTCTCAACGACCTTCGGGACCCGTGCGAGCGTCGGAGCAATCGTGAACGTGCCCGTCCCGCCGTCGGCGAGCGCGACGCCGACGAGCGACGCGAACAGTCCGTCAGCGCGGAACGTCCCCTCGCCGCCGTCCGCGGTCGCGTCGCCGACGGTGGTGGTGAACAGTGCGGCGCCGGTGAACGTGCCTGTCCCGCCGTCTGCGGTGGCCGCGCCTTCCGTGGTGGTGAAGGTGGCTGACGCGGTGAACGCCGCCTGCCCGCCGTCGGCGGTCGCTTCGGCTGCGGTCGTAGTGAACGTCGCGGCCGCGGTGAACGTCGTAACGGTGCCGTCAGCTGTGGCGCCGCCGGCGGTGGTCGCGAACGTCGCATCAGCGCGGAACGTGCCCGTGCCGCCGTCTGCTGTTGCCTCACCGGGGAGGGTGGCGAACGTGACCCCGGAGCTGGTGGTGAACGAGCTCGTGCCACCGTCCGCGGTCGCGGCGCCTTCGCTGGTGGCGAAGACTGCGTCCGCGGTGAACGATGCCGTCGAGCCATCCGCGGTCGCGTCGGCGGCCGTCGTGGCGAACACGGCATCTGCGGTGAACGATGTGACGGCGCCGTCAGCGGTCGCGGCGCCGGTCGACGTGGTGAAGGTCGCGTCTGCGGTGAAGGCGGTACTGCCGCCGTCTGCGGTCGCGTCGCCGACGAGGGTCGTGAATGTGACGTCACCGGCCGCGGCGTCGCGGAGGCGGAGCACGAGGGCTGGCCCGTAGGTTGACGTTCCGACCGATGCGGATGCGGTGACCGTCGACACCGACTGGGTGCCGGACGACACATCCGCCCAGTAGGCCGTCGACTCGAGGTCGTTGCCGTTGGTGGAGGAGTACTCCCAGACCTCGGTGCGAGCGCCGATAGTCAACCCCGTGGACGCGAAGTTCTGTGCGCTACAGGTACCCGCGTCGGTCGGCTTGCCGATGTGACCGAACAGGAAGTCGCCCGCGGCGATCCACCCGGCGCCGAGCCCGCCGTCCGGGGAACACACGGCGCTGATGGTGGTGCCGGCGGATGTGTCCTCGCCGGATGCCCAGGCGATGTCGAATGCGCCCGTCGCCGACTGGAACGCGAACATTGCCGCGATGCAGACGGTGCCGCTGGTCACGGTGACCGTGACCGTCCCTGATTCGGAGCCGGATACGGTGTCCTTGGTGAACCACCACATCCGCGTCGGGCCTGTGTCGACGCCGACCGTGCCGAACGTACCGGCGACCTCGGCGAGCAGCGTCCACCCGGCGGGCATTGTCGCGACGGCTGATGCCGCCTCACGGGCTTGGACTGCGCAGAGGATCAGGTCGTTCGCCGAGAGTCCCGCTGGGTAGCCGGGTGCGCAGGATGTGGTGCCGAGCGCGTTGGTGCCTTTGGCGACGTAGGAGACCACGGGCGAACCTCCGTCAAGCTGGGATCGGTCAGCGTGCGGAGGTGATGAGAGTCCGCCACGCGTTCTGCTCGGCAGGGGTGGCCAGGATGTACGAGCGGGCGGCGGTCGTGTCGACCTCGAACAGGCAGACATCCTCCGGCGGCCAGTCCAGCTCGAGCAGCGCGGTCGTCTGCTCGTTCAACCAGCCGACCCGGTGCGTCGCGGTGAACGACGTGGTGAGCTTCACGCCGTACTCGGCGACCGTCCACCGGGTCACGCCGTTGCGGCGCATCCAGTCCTGCGCCTTCGCGACCACCGGGCGGTAGTCCTTCGGGCCGTCGAGTCCGTCGAGGTCGAGCGCTAGCACGTCGAACGACCCGAGATCGACGTACGCGAGCGGGTCGAACGACGTGGATGGGTCGAACGTCCACCCCGACAGCACCGCCATGACGTCAAGGTCGGGACGGTGCCGTCGGACGATCGCCGCGAACTCCGCCGCGCGGGCCTTCATCGGCGCGACCGCGGCGCCCTTGCGGGCCTTCACATCCGGCTCATGCCAGACACACACCTTCGACCCGGCCGGGAGCCCTGCGAGCGCGGCGAGCGTAGCGGCCTCGTCGACGGGGCGAGTAAGGGATGGTTTCCACGACAGCAGCAGGCGACCCGCTGAACCCAGCGGAGGCGCGGCGAGCCAGCCGTCACCCTCGTCAGCGAACAGGCGGACTGCGACACCCTCACCCCACCGGGCGACGACGTTCCCGACACCCTGCGTGGACATCCCACCGGACAGCGGGCACGCACCCAGGATCGTTCGCGGCTTCTGCGGCACGACGACGCCCTGCTCGAGCTCGGCGATCCGCGCAAGCGCTGCAGCCAAGTCCACCGCAAAACGGTCCCGCTCCGCGACCGCGTCGGCGAGCGCGGACTGGGTCGCTTTCAGGTCGTCCTCCGACGACGCGAGCGCCGCCGCGATCAGGTCGCGGTCAGCGGTGACGACCTCGAGCTGTTCGACTGCGGACTCGAGGGCGGCGTCCTTGGCTGCGAGCGCCCGCTCGACGACACCGCGTGCGGCATCTTGCCCGGCGGTGACCGCCTCGTCGAACACGCCCATTAGGAGACAGTGACCTTCAGCGTCGGCGACGACAGGTCCACGGTGAACGTCGCGCCGGTGACCGGCACATCAGCGGACTCGGTGCAGTACGCGACGAGCTCGTCTGCGGACGCGGCGCCTCCGCGGGACTTGTAGATGACCGCGGTCCGGGCCGTGAACGTCGCCGTCGTCCACGTCGGATCGGTCCACGCGACCCTCACCTCGTTGGTGGCCGAGTCATACGTCAGCGCCACCCCGGCGAGCGTCGCACCGCCCGCGGTGTACCCCGTGCCGCTGATCTCGTTCGTGACATCGTCGCGGAAGTCGTGCGTGTCCTGGTTCGGCGTGTACGACGACGTCGTGAGCATGATCTTGAACGTGTCCGTGTCAAGGTCGATCGACCCGCCGAGGACCTTCAGCATCCCCTGCCCGTACCACTTCCAGGTGCCGGCCATGTCAGATCTCCTTCTTGTCGTTGCCGCGGAATGCGACAGAGGTCAGCACCGACACGGCGCCCGCGAGCCCGGCGACCGACGCGACCTGCGCCCAGTCGATCTGCAGGATGCCCGTCACTCCGGCGGTGAGCGTCGCGACCGCGGTCTGCGCGACCGTCGCGACCGCCCGGTCGACGGTGTCGATCCAGAACTGCTTGTTCGCGTACTTGCTCATGGGTTCTCCTACTCGAGGTAGCCCGCCGGCGCGTGAGGCGGAGGCGGCGGCTGACGGTTGTTGATGTGTGCGCGGAGCATCGCCACGTACTCACGAGACTTCGCCTTGTCGGACCAGTACCTGTCCGCGGCGATCTCAGCGGCGGCACGCTCAGCGGCGATCTGCTCACGTTCCTTCAGCAGCTCAGCGGCGAACTCCTCGCGCTCCTTGCGCCGTTCAGCCGCCTGCCAGTTCCGTTCCTCCTGTATCTGGTCGATGAGCAACTGCCTGTCGTCGCGCTGCGACTTCCGCAGGGCTGCGTACGCGGCGAAGAAACCCCCGGATGCTGCGATCGCCGCGATGAGGACGTTGACCATCCAGGGCTCGAACACGGGAGTCATCAGGCGTGGATCGCCTTCTGCTGGCTCACCCACGCCGCGGCGAGCTTCTGGTGCTCGCGCACGTCGACGTCGAACTGCTCCGGGGTGCGCGGCACACCGTTGCCGTGCACTACAGCCCACCCGTTCGCGACGAGCCCGTCACGGGTGATCCACGCGCCCGGCTTCGAGGTCCCGAGTGGTGGGACGGTCGCGCCGACCAGCGCCCACCGTCTGCCTTTCTCATCGAAGATCACTCGCGTCTGATCCATGTCGAACTCCTCCAATGAGTTGTCTGGGAGCGGGAACGGAACCTCTCCGCCCCCGCCTGCAGGAGCGTCCCCCTGCACGTACAGCTCGAAGTCGTTGGTCGGGGTCACGCCCGGTGTGGGAACGAATCCCGGCTGACGCCAGAACGACCAGTGCAGATGCGCGCCGACACCGTGATCGGACCCGTTCGCCGACGCCCCCGAGATCCCGAGGCGCTGACCGCGACGGAACCGCTGCCCGAACACCACCGACAGCGACTGCAGGTGCAGTGCCCGGTGGTAGTCCCCGGACGTGTTGAGCATCAGGGCCCGCCCGGACGGGCGGGTGTTCGACGGCTTCACCCCGACGACGAACCCTTCCGCCGGCGCCAGCACCTCCGTGCCGACCGGGACGGCGTAGTCTGTGCCCGGCTCCGTCGACGGAGGTGTGCGGTCCCGGTGGTCCTGCCAGTCCGAGGGGACGTACACGTCGCCAACGGGGCGGAGATAGCCGGACATCAGACTTGGCCCAGGTACTCCGCGGACATGAACGTTCCGCCCGTCGTTGCCAGCGCTGACGCGCCCGTCGCGGTGATGTCGAGCGTGAGGTAGTCGCCTGCGGCGAGCGAGAGCAGCACGGTCGCAGCGACACACGACGCCGCGCCGGACGCGCCGACATCAGACGACGCGCCCCTCGGCGCTGAGACGCCGTTGATCTTCAGATCACTGGTCAGCGCCTGCGTCGACGCGATGCGTGCCTTGTAGGTGACCTCGTAGATCCCGGTGAACGGGACCGTCACCCGAGTGTTCGTGCCCGTCGAGTAGTACGAGTCCGTGTCGATCGCCGCGCCCGTGCTGTTCCACGTCACCGTGACGGTGCCGGCGCTGGTGTTCTGCGCGATGTCCTTCTCCACCACGCACAGCGACAACTTGTCGGCGGTGCGCTTCCACCCGCCGCTGATGCGGAGGTAGGCGCGGCCGGTGTCGGACTCGAACACCTCGAGCCCGTCCCACACGTCCGCGCCGGAGAGCGCGGCCCGTTCCGCGGCGGTCTTGACCTTGCGGTTGCCGACGTCGGCGGCGTAGTTCGCGATCTCGTTCTTATCGGCCGCTGTTGCGGGCGCCCCGGTGCCGAGGTACTGGGGTTGGTTCTTTGTGCCGGACGAGTCGCGTGCCATTGCGTTGCTCCTATGCCTTGTACTTGACGCGGAGGGCGCCGGAGTACTTGTCGAGCTGGGTGCCGTCCCAGATGTTGAGGCCGCCGAGATCGAATCCGAGCCCGCCGGGGTTGGCCTTGAGGTGATCGAGGAGGGATGTCGGGATCGACACCCACCCGTCGAGCGAGGTGAGCGTCGACGTCGCCGAGAAGGTCACGGCGCCGGCAGGCTTCGTGTCGTTGCCGTGCCGGCCGAACGGGGCCGCGCCGAGCCGGGAGCGCAGCGGGAGGAAGATCTGCGCGGATGTGATGGTGGCCGCGTCGGGGATGGTGTCGCGGATCTTCGACCCGTAGAACCAGGCGCCGATGTTCGACGCGGACGACCAGACGTCGTTGGTGCGCCACCCGTAGCCGGACTGGTAGGCGCCGGAGTCCAGCGCCCGGAACGTCACGTCGTACGACTTGACCGGGGCGGCGCCCGGCGCTGCCGGAGGGGTGGTGGAGGGGGCGGCGTCGAGCTTCCCGACGATCACTCCCCCGTCGGTGCCCCAGTCGATCAGGACGATGTCGTTGACTGCGGGGGTGTAGGCGTTGTTGCGACGCAGCTGCGCGGTCACACCGGACCCGTCGGGGTACTCGACGGTGGTGGGTGTGCCGGTCGCGGTGACCCTGCCGATCTTCGCACGGGCCGCGACCGGGCCGATGAGCACCAGGTCGCCGCGGCGCCGCTCGAGCCGCACCGGGTCGCCGGCGACGATCCCGTCGGCAGCGCTCTTGACCTGCAGCTGCGTGTTGCCCTGGTTGACGACGGCGACCGCGCCGGACTGGGACACGAACGTGGCGGTGAGGGACTGCTGGGCGGGGAGCTTCGCGAGCGCAGCCTGGGTGCGTTCGGCGCTAGAGAGGCTCATCGGCGAGGACCTCCACGTCGAGACTCAGGTCGGCCTTTCCGGTGTTGTCGCCGGCCATCGAGTACTTGCGGATGCGGGCGGTGATCTCACGGTCGGGGCGTTGCAGGGTGCCGACGTCGCCGAGCTCGAGGCGCGGGTCGAACACGGTCGTCACGGGCGCTTCGGGGCGGGGACCGGCGGACAACTGCGCGAGGTACGCGTCGACGGCTGCCTGACAGGCGGCCTTCGTCTTGTAGAGCGCCTTGAGCTCGTCGGGGAACTCGACCACGTATTCGCCGTAGGGGCCGTCGAACGCGAGCGCCCCGGATTCGATCTGCGACTCGACGTGGATCGCGTTGCCGGCGGTGTCTTCGAAGTCGCCGATGACGACGTTGGGGCGTTCGTCGGAGCTGAGGCTGTAGCCGACGTCGATGAGGACGCCTTCGTCGCCGATGGGGAGGTCGAAGACTGCGGCGCCGGGGGTGGTGGGGATGACGCCGATGCTCCCGTCGGAGAGCATGATTGCGCGGCCGCCGAGGACGGTCGCGAGGGTCTGCACGGCGGCGAGGCGGCTGCGGTCGTAGGTGACGGTGAGGGGGATGGTCGCGTCGGGGACGGTGCGGGTCACGGGGAGGCCGGTGAGGCGCGCGATCTCCGCCCACGCGGATGTCGTGGCGGGCTGCTCGAGCGACCGGAACTGGGCCCGCTTCACCTGGTGAAACAGGTCCAGCAGCGACACCCGCACGACCGACCCGGTCACGAGTCGGCGGGCGCCGAGGGTGAGGTGCTCGTCGCGCCCGTCGGGGGTCTCGTCGATGCGGTACACGCCGAGGGGAATGCGTTCGATGAACGGGCCGAGGCTGATCGTGACGGTGGGGAGCACCTTCTGGCCGAACGGGGCGAACACGTCGGCGACGTCGCGGGGTGTGAAGGACCGTGCGAAGTCGTCCTGGTAGGCGATGGTGAGCTCGCCGGCGTGGGGGATCTCCGCGGCCTGGTCGCCGTTGAACGACCAGGCCGTGACGGGCACGTTCTGTAGCACCCGCTCGCCGCCGTACTCGACGTCGAAGCTGACGTCGACACGGAACGACCCGCCGCGGAGCACCTTGCCGAGCATCTCCGTGGACGTGCGCATCCTGGGTTGCCTTCCCGGTCAGGGCGCGATGCCCGCCTTGGAGTAGTCGCGGTCGTTCGCGAGACGGCTGGCGTACGCCGCGTCGCGGGCGTTGCGGGTCGAGTAGAAGTAGTCGATGTCCATGCGTCGAAGCAGGGCGACGATGATCCCGGGGAACGGGGGTTCGACCTCGTCCGCGTTGACGTCCCAGGCGCGCAGCGTGCCGCCCATGTGGACGTTGATCGGCCTCTTCTTCGGGTCGAGCACGCCGGCGAAGAACGGGGCGGGCAGGTCGAGGTAGGGGATGCCGCGGACGCAGAGGATCGGGGGCAGCTGGTCGTCGTCCTCGTACCCGCCGAACATGGCCTCGAACTTCTCCGCGACGGTGGCGTCGTCGGTCTCGAAGAACAGGTCCACGCCCTCGAGCCCGCCTCGGCGGCCGGTGATGAGGACTCCGAGGGTGCGGCTCTGCGGCTGGTACTTCTTCCCGCGGATGGGGCGCCGGAGCAGCCGGGCGGACGTGTCGGCCAGGTCGATCGCGGTCGCGCCGGCAGGGTCGAGCGGGTTGTGCACCCACACCTCGTCGACGTCGAGCGTCTCAGAGACGACGGCGATCCACCCGGCGCTGACCCCGGAGGCGAACATCTCCGCCTTGTAGTCGCACTGCACCTGGAACGGCGCCTCGATGTCCTGGGTGGAGAAGCCCGACGACACGGGGATCTCGACGGCGCCGCGCACCTTCATCGTGCGGCCGCCGGCCGTCCGGTACATGGTGATCGTGGTGATCGCCGGAGGCAGGTCGTCGACGAGCGCCGTGATGCACGGTGCGGGCAGGTTCGAGGGTTCCGCGGTGAGGGTGATCACCGGGTCCCAGTACGTCTGGGTCGACGCGTCGGCGGTGCCCGTCCAGGTCGCGAACACGTTCGTCGACGGGTCGCGGTACGCGATCGGTGACGCCGTCTGGGTCAGGGTGACCATGTCGACGTGGACCGCGTCGGACGTTGCCGCGCCGCCGCCGGCGTTGCGGGAGACCTGCACGTCGACGGACGCGGTCGACGCCGGGGCGGTGGCGGTGACCTGCATGCTGCGGATCTCCCCCGCGGTGAACGCGTCGGTGTCCGACGTGGTCGCGAGCGCGGTGCCGAGGGTGGCGCCGGCGGTGTCGTAGAACACGATCGAGAGGGCGACGTTGCGGGCCTGGGACGCGCGGACCTGCGCGGCCGCGGACCACACCTGCCCCGACGATGCTGCAGGGCGGTCGGCGTTCGGGAGGCCGATCGTGGCGATCGCCGTGCCAGAGGCGACGAGCTTGTGCGACTGGGTTCCCAGTGGGGGCCACGACGTGAACGTGTCCGTCGACAGGGACGCGGTCGCACCGGTGCGGTTCACACGGGCGGCCGCGCCCTGCGCGGACGGGTTCTTGTCGTACTGGGTGGTCTGGCTCATGGCGTGGCGAGCCTTCCTTGCTTCGAGGATCGGAGCGACGCGGCCTCCGCCTGGTTCCACACGAGCTGCGCTTCACCGTTGGCGAGGTCCCGGATCCACCCGATGAGGCCGATCCCGTCGGCGTAGATGGGCCGGTCTCCCCCGCCGCCGCGCGAGTCTGCAGCTGCAAGCGCGACGCGTTCGAGCATCGCCTCGGTGCGGTCGAGGGGCTGGACGAGCTCACGCCCGCCGGGGTTGTCGCCGATGACCGCGGCCATCGGGCCGGAGGTGAGGCCACCGGATGCGAGACGTGGCATGCGCACGTGAGCGATCGCGCCGATCTCGACACCGAAGACGGTGCCGGCGACGTCGCGGATCCCGCCGGTGAACGCGTTGATCAGGTCGATCGCGGTGTTCACTCCGCCTTCGATCCACCCGATGATGTTGTTCCAGATGCCCTTGACGAAGTTGCCGATGCCGGTCCACATGCCCTCCCATCCTCGGCGGAGGTTGAGGAGGAACCCGTTGACGGTGTTCCAGATCCAGAGGACCGCGGCCTGGATGGGGTTGACGATCCAGTTCTGCCAGGCGTTGACGAGGAACAGGCCGATCGACGACCAGAGGTCGTTCCACCAGGCCATGAAGTTCGCGAACACGCCGACGAGCCAGGTGATGACGGCAGCGGCGGACTCGACGAGCCACGCCCACACCTGATCCCAGTTGGCGACGAGCCACCAGATCGCGGCGACCCAGAGGCCGACGGCGACGATGATCGCCATGATGATCAGCACGATCGGGTTCATCGCGAGGGCCCACATGGCGACGTTCGCGGCGATGATCGCGACGGTGAGGACACCGATGGCGATCGCGAGCGCCTGCACAACCGAGGGGTTGTCGGCGAGCCACTGGGTGACGGCGGTGCCGACCTCGACGATCACCTCGAGCGCGGGGATCAGCATCTCGCCGATCATCTCCTGCAGGTCGCCGAACGACTGCTCGAGGATGAGTGCCTTGCCTGCGGCGGTGTCGCCCATCGTCTCGGCGAACCCGCCGACGGTGCCATCGAGGCCGGAGATGAGCTGCTCGAAGTTGCCCGCGGCGGAGCCTGTGTCGGAGAACTCGATGCCGACGTTCTTGAGCGCCCTGCCCTGGCCGAGGATCGCCTTGCCCATGTCGGTCGCGGCGGTCTCGATGTCCTTGCCGGTCTTCGCGGCGTAGTCCGCCATGAGCGGGGTGAGCTGCTTGATCTGCTCACCGGTGAGCCCGAACTGGGCGAGGGTGGCCTGCGACGCGGCGAGCGCGTCGTCGTCGAATCCGGTCTTCGCCTGGATCTCGCTGTTGAGCTCGCGGAGCGCCTCGATCGAGACGTCGGCGACGGCCGGGAACTTCTCGTAGGCCTCGACGAGCGCGGCCTGCGACTGCTCCGCGGCCGCATAGGCGGCGATCGAGTCGCCGGCGAGCTTCGCGACTCCGGCGACGATCGCGGCGGACGCGATGGTCGCACCGGCCTTGAGCGCGGTGAACTTGCTCTTCTGCCGCTCTGCGGCGTCGCCGACGTCGTCGAACGCGCGGACTGCGCCCTTCGAGTCGCCGGTGATCTTGATGGCGAGATCACGGGTGGTTGCCATGCGGGGCCTACCTTCGGCGTCGTCGGTTGGATTCCTTCATCCGCTCGGCATAGTCGTCGTACGCCAACGCGAGCAGCAGCCACACGTCGTACGGGAGATCGAGGATGACCTCGTAGCTGTAGCCGGGGAAGACGTGCCCGACGCCGGCGAGTCGGCGAGCTACTTGCTCTTCGACCCACCCTTCGGCTTCTTCGAAGGCTTGGATGCGGGCGGAGCCGGCGTGCTCGCTCCCTCGTCGGCGCCCTCCTCGGAAGCCGCGAGGGAGCTGGGAGGGACCGGCTCCTCACCTGCCCGGCGGTCGTCGGACGGCTCCTTGATGAACTTCCACTCGTCGGTGTCGACGTCGAGGAGCTTGTCCCAGTTCGGTTCCATGCCGGCGTTCTGCATCGCGCAGAACGCCATGAACGCGAGGCCGTATGCTTTGCCCTCGTCGGTGCCGAGCCACGGCATGGTCTTGCCGGACTGGTTCTGCCACTCGACGAGCACGCGGGTGGTCTTCACCACCTTCAGCGTGTTGCCCTTGATGATGACCTTCATGATGTGGCGATGCTCCTGAGGATGTCGTCGACAGCGGTTTCGATCCGCTCTCGCATGCGTTCGTACCCGGCCTGCGCCGGCTTGTTGAAGTAGGGCGTGCCCTCCTGGTCGACCCAGTCCCCCGACCCGAACACCGGGTGCCGGAACGTGTCCCGCTCGAACACCTTCGCGAGGCTGGCGCCGCCGGAGCGGGGCCCGTTCGTGACGATGCTGATCCCCTGCCGGGTGGTCCCCGCGGTGATCCTCGTGCGCAGCCCTGCGGCGATCTGCGAGTGCAGGTCGCCGGTGCCGAGCTCGTCCTTCTGGTCGCTGATGATCTCGTCGCCCGATCGGCGCAGCTCGCGCCGGAGCGCGGTTGCCATCTTGGGGTCGAAGGCCTTGACGTCGGTGATGAGCGAGCGCAGGTCGGGGGCCTCGATGTCGAAGCCCTCGGCCATCAGAGCGCCGTGTCTGCGGTGCGGGTCGCGATGTACAGGGCGTGTGCGGCGACGAGGCCGTCGAAGCCGGTGAACTCCATCGACTGGGTGATGACGTCGCCGCCGTTGGACTTGGGCAGCTCGCCCTCGAACCGGATGTCGGGGATGACGATCTGGAACGTGGGCTTGTTGCTGGCCGTGATGTCCGTCGCCGCGGCGAACGTCGCGACGAGCGCGAGCGCACTGTTGTCGCGGACTGCGTCGCGGAACGAGGTGGCGTCGTACTCGGCGGTGAGCTTGCCGGTGACCTCGGCGAGCCCGACCGCGGCGCGCCGCGAACGCTTGCCGGCGCCGCCGATGTTCCACCCGTTGTCGTCGCCGCCCTGGTCGACCGCGACCGAGAAGTCGCGCACGTTCGCGACCGCGGTGCCACCGGAGGCCAGCGCCGTGGTGGTGGGGACGGTGACGCTGCCGCCGACGACGAGCGACGCACCGATGAAGCTGAACAGCTCGACCGGAGCAGCGGCGTAGGACGGGGTGGCGTAGGCGACCGAGGTGTCGACCTCGCGGGCGTGCCACGACGTCTTCAGCTTGAGCACGTCGTTGTTCGACGCGGAGATCTCGAAGCTGGTGTTCGTGCAGCCCTTGAACGTGATCGGGTCGACGGTGTCTGCGCCGAGCCTGGGGATGCCCTTCTGGATCGTGAGGCTCGGCAGGTAGTCGGTCTTCTGCAGGGTGAACAGCTGCTGGTACAGCGCGCCCGAGACGTTCGCGGATCCGGCGGTGCCGAGCAGCGCCTCGAGGAAGGTGCCGAGTCCCTTCGCGGGGACCTCGAGCTCGATGTCGCCGGCGCCGCCATCCTTGACCAGGACGCGGCGACCGGAGCGGGCGAGGCGTGAGCCGGGGCGGAGGCCGGCGCCCTGGTAGTACTCGCGGTCGTAGTTCAGCGTCTCGCTCGTGAACTCGAGGAAGCGGTCCACCGTGACAGCAGTGCCGTAGGTGGTCTCCTTCTTGAAGCCGATGCTGCAGTCTGCCTGGATCGTCACTTCTTCGTCTCCTTGGGTGCCAGCTGGTAGAGGTCGTCCTGCTCGAGCAGGGAGGCCGCGATGTCGTCGGGGACGTCGAACGGCTCACCGGGCAGCGGTGCGCCGAGGACCTCGGGGATCTCGAGCGCGCCGAGCGGCGAGCGGTGGATGAGCTTCTTCGTCATCGGGGGCTCCTTCAGCCGGTGATGCGGATGCGGGCGGTGAACTCGGCGCGGACGCCGGCGAGGTGGCCGTCGTAGCGGGGTCGGGCGTCGACGGTGTCGTTCGCGACGCGGGACATGAAGCACCACAGTGCGACGCCGCCCACGGTGGGGTGGTCGACCCGGATGTGGCGTTCGAGCTCGCCGAGCCGGTCGAACACGTACTCCTCGGCTTCGCGGGCGGTGTCGACCTCGCCGCGGCGGATGCAGTACATCTCGACGGCGACGGTGACGTCCTCGTCGCGGGATCGGTTCGTGCCGAGGGCGGCTGCGGCCTGCTCGCTGGACCCGTCGAGCCACTGCGCGAACTCGTCGGGCCGGTTGGCGAGCGGCCCCCACGACTGCACGAACTCGGGGTTCGAGGTCGCCCAGAGCTCGGATGCCAGGTCGAAGAGGCCCTTCTTGAGGGCATAGACCGCGGTGCGGTCTCGAATGCCGGCCATCAGGCGATCCCGGGGAGGGCGTGGTTGGGGCGGCAGAGCTCGAGCACCCGCTTGGGGACGGCGAACCCGGACGGGGTCATGCCCATCGGCTGCTGCGAGTAGTCGCCCGTCGGGCCTGGCTGAGCGGGCACCTGCTGGCCGACCTGCCAAAGGTGGCGGACGAGCTCGCGCGCGGCGAGCTGAATGTTCGGTGGGATCTCCGCGGCGCCGGCCTGGTATGTGATGACGATGTTCTGGCGGCCGGACGGGAACTGTGCGCCGTGCTTGCTGGCGTACACGATGCCGGCGTTCAGGTTCGCGACGTAGTCGGCCCAGGCGGTGCCGTCGACGACCACCGAGGTGATCTCGGATGGCCGCTCCCAGAGGGCGACGCCCGTGCGGCCGCCGTCGGCGTACTGCTCGACGGTGCGGATGAGCACGGCGCCGACGATGTCCTCGATGACGGCCGTGGCGGTGGCGATGTACAGGCGGAGGCTGTCGCCCTTGGCGGCGGTGGTGGCGGCGTTCCATCCGAGGGCAGCGATCGCGTCGGCGCCGCTGATGATGAAGCGCGGGTCGGCGGGCCACACCTCGAGCGTGTCGGTCGCCTTGACGGTGTCGCTGGTGTCCGTCCAGGTGAGCAGGTAGCGGCCGGGCAGCGAGCCAGGCACGTCGGCGGTGAACACGCCCGCGGCCCCGGCGACCGTGGGGGTGCTGGTGGTGCCGTCCGGGCGGGTGACGGTGAGGGTGACGGTATGCCCGGTGGCGTCTGCGCCGCGGTTCCACTCGACGGTGGTGGTCGTGCCGAGATCGATGGGCATACCGTCCTCCTCCTGCTACCGGCGGGAGCGCGGCTTGCGCTCTGCGGTGTCCGTCTGGTCCGGGGTGGCGGCTGCGTCCGCGGGGGCGTCGGATTCGGCGGCCTTGCGCTTGTCGGCGGCCGCGCGCTTCTCCCAGACCTTGATCTGCTCGTCGACCTGCTTCACGCGGTCGTGCAGGCCGCGGAGGACGTAGCCTTCGCGCTCGATCTCGAGCGCCTCGATGTACTGCTTGGCGTCGGTCACGACACTCTCCTTCGGGTCGGGCTGGCGATCGGGGGCGAGCGCGCGGGGCTACTCGCCCCCGATCGGTTCAGCGGGTCAGAACGTCGGCGTCACCAGGCCGGTGCCGCCCACCTTCTGGGCGTGGGCGCGACGCGTCAGCTCGAACGCGTAGTACCCGTAGACCACGAGGTTGACCCCGAGGTTCTTCGCGGCGGGCTGCTCCGCACGGATCAGCACCGGCGCGTCCGGGTCCTCCCACAGGTGGGCCTCCGACTGAGCCACGAAGTAGATCTCGTCCTCGTTGGTGCCGGCGCCGAGGTTCGTCGCGATGTTGTTGTCGACGATGACCGGCGTGCCCGAGGGCAGGATGCCGCGGAACCCGGCGCCGTACCGCTCGCCGTAGTTCACGCCCGCCTGCTGCGCGGCCGCGCCCGGCTGGCCGAACAGCGGCCAGGTGGACGTGAGCTGCGACTGCAGCCAGTACCAGCGACGCGAGTGCATCACGACGATGGTGTCGCCGAGCGCCGCCGCGAGCAGCGCCGCCTCGACGGCGGCCGGACCGGCAAGCAGCTTCGGGTACAGCTCGGCTGCCGTCGGCGAGGCGTCGGTGTAGGCGATCGCCGTGGCGACGTTGGTGAGGCCGTTCGTCGAGACGTTGAGCATCGTGGAGTCGATGTTCACGTTGTACGCGCCGATGAGGTCCTCGACGACGGTGTCCTCGACACCGACGCCACGCTCGACCGACTGGCGCGACAGCGTCTGCGAGCCGGCACCCGTGCGGACCGGGATGGTCAGCAGGGTGTCGTCGAAGTCCTGCTCCGACACGGCCGCGTTCTCCGACGACTGGTTCCCCGAGGTCGTCCCGGTGGTCGCCTTGCCGAGGTACACGGTCATGCCCTGGTCGGGCAGGTCGTGGTGACGTGCCGCGTCCGCGAACGGGCGGCCGGCGCGTGCGAGCGGCGCGAACTGGTCCACGAGGTACTGCGGGACGACGAGGCCAGTGAAGGCACCCGTGCCAGCGGCACGCTCCTGGATCTCGCCGCCGCGCTCGACGCGCTCCTCCTGCATGTGACGCTGCAGCCGCTCGGCGGCCTGCATGTCGTTGAACAGGAACTGGCGGGCGACGTCGAGCGCGAAGTTGCGACCGCGACGGTCGTTGCCCACGTTGTACGTGCGCGCCTCGCTGATCACTCGGCCGGCGTCGGCCTGCTGGATCACGGTGCGCTGCTCGGCGGCCGCGGTGGCGGCCGCGTCGGCGGCGCGCTCGGCGTTCACGGCCGCCAGGTCGGTGTCGACGGTGGCGAGCTGCTCACGCAGCGAGCCCCGCTGGCCGACGATCTCGAGCGAGCGGGCCTGCTCCTGGTCGGTGAGGGCGCGCTGGTTGTCGGCGCGGGCGGCGGCGAGGATACCCTCGCCCTCCGTGCCGAGCTCGGCGATCTGCGCCTGGATGGATGCTCGCCGCGCGTTGAGCTGGGCGATGAGCTGGTCGAAGTTCATGACTCTCCTTCAGGGTCACGTGGGTGCGCGTTGCGTCGCTCATCTGGCGATCGACCGTCAGTCTTCTGCGTCGGGTCGAGCGTGCGCGGTGGACCTCCCTGCCGGACGGCGGGAGGGGTTCAGGGGGTCAGGACTGCAGCTCGAGCATGAGCGCCGCCTCGGCGTAGCTCATGCCGTCGGGCGTGTCCTCGACGATGGTGGTGTCGGCGGTGTTGTCTCCGACGCCGAGGAGCCGCTCCTCTCCGCGGGCGACAAGCGCCCGGAGGATGGGCATCGGCAGATCCTCGACCGCGGCGATCGCGCTCTTCGCGCGGGCGCTGATCGACGTGAACGGGTTGGCCCCGTAGTTCACGGCCGACACGTCACCGCGCTCGAGGTTGACCTCGAGGATCCGGTACTCCATGTAGTCCGGGGACCACTGCCCGCGGACGATGCGGAACGCGAACGACATCTCGTCGATCGTGCGGTCCTCGATGGCGAGCACCAGGTCGCGGACGTCGGTGCGCTCCGGGTTGAGCAGCGACCTCGACAGCAGGCCGGTGTCGTCCGCGGAGAGGGTGAGCGTGCCGGACTTGGTGCGCGCCATCGACAGGCCACGGTGGTTCACGAGGAACGACACGTCGGGCGCGGCCGCGAGGGTCTTGTCGAACGCGCCGCGGTCGATGACCTCGGTGTAGGGCCCGAACATGTCGTACATCTCGTAGGGCTGCTCGACGGTGGACGCGTACCCGGTGAGCTCGTGGAAGTTCTTCCCGTCGTGCTCGACGAGCTGAGCGCGGAAGTCCGCGCGGAAGCTGATGCCGTTGTCCTGCGAGCGTGCATCACCGGAGGGGATGACGGAGGGGTTGGCGGTGCACGCCGCGCGGCGGCCGGCGACGTCTGCTGCGATGGTGAGCATGTCAGGGTCCGATCGTGTATTCGAGCTGGCGCTCGGCGGTGTTCTTGGCGTACTGGGCGGGGAACAGGACGGCGAACTCGTCGATCTGCTCCGGGGTGAACGGTGCACGGTTGAGGAGCGCGCGTGCCTCCGAGGGGGCGATGATGCGGTCCTTGACCTGCTGGCCGAGCATCTTCGCGACGGTCTCGGGGTCCATGCGCAGCAGCGCGTCGCTGTTGAGCTTGACGAATCGGGGCCTCGCGAGGATCGCGGAAAGCGAGTCCTCGCGGCGGATGATCGCTGGTCCGAGGTTCATCACGAGCAGCTGCAGGTTCCGCTGGGTGATGTTCGCGTAGGTGATCGACCCGCCCGACACGTTCGCGTCGATCAGGTCGCCGGGCACGCCGTAGAAGCGACACATCTGGATGTCGCTGAACTGCATCGCGGTGATGAAGTTCGCCTGCGCGGCGGCCACGTCGATGGGCTTGTATTCCCAGTCCTTGCCCGTGACGAACGGTTCGCCGTTCTCGATCGCGAGCAGGTGGCGGGCCTTGATCGCTTCGGACTCCTTGGGCGGGACCTTTTCTGCCGAGTACTTCAGGTGGCTCAGCGGCACGAGGCCGCCGCCGTACCAGGCCGAGGCGAACTCCTGCGCCGCGGTGTGCTGCTGCATCGCAAGCGCCGCGTACGCCACTGGCGAGAGCCCGACGACGACACCGGAGGTAGTGAACTGTCGCTCGTGCCAGACCTTGTCGGGGTCCTGCTTCTTCCCCCCGAAGTAGTAGGTGATCTCGCCCTTGACGGACTGGACCGTCACCTCTTCGCGGGGCACGAGGTCGATGCGTGCGGGCTTGCCGAGCGCGTCGACCTCGATGATCTTCCCGAACGTGTTCCCGACGGTGTCGAGGTCGGTCTGTGAGGAGTACAGCCACTCGATGATGCGGACCTGCGATCCGCCCGGCTCGACGAGAACGGGCGGCTTCGGGACCTCGATCTGACCGAACGGGGACTTCCGGTAGGTGTCGATCGGGAGGGTGGAGATCAGGTCGCCGCGGAGCCGGACGCACGCCCACGCGGCGTCGTGGGCGAGCGCGGACTTCTTCGTCGACGAACGCCGCCAGCCCACACGGGAGGGGATCAGCGACGAGACGTTCGCGTCCCGCTTGAACATGAAGCTCACTTGAGACCCCCACGGACGAGCAGGAACGACGACGCGATCACGAGCACGCCGGCGACGACCAGAGCGACCGCGAGGCCGAAGGCGAGGTAGATGCCGGCGACGATCAGCAGCAGGCCGACGATCTCGAGGAGGGTGGTGACAGCTCGCATGGCGGGGTTCTCCTTCAGGGTCAGCCGATCGTCTGGAGGATGTCGCTGACCGGCTGGCGGTCGACCTCGAGCTCGAACGCCCACGGGGCGATCGAGCAGGCGACGAGCGGCGATATGACGGTGGTCGACCGGAGAGAGTCCCAGACCTTCGGGGCTGCGGTCTTTGTCCACACGGCGCCGCCGATCGCGACGTGCAGCGGAGCTTGGCCGGCCGCGGCGGTGTGGTAGATCTTGGGCGAGCGCTCGTCCTCGTCCTGGGTGAGCTCGTCGGCGTCTCCGCATCCGGCGTAGTACTGGCCGGCCGCGCCGGCGTAGTCGGAGCGGGTGAGGATGATCAGCTCGATCCCGGCACGGGTGAACTCCGCTTCGAGCGTGACCGCCTGACCGCCGGGCACGCAGTACACGCGGCGCGGCATCTTCGGGTTGCGGTCGAGGATGCCGCCGACCTCGGGAACGACCCAGTGCATGCCGCGTTCGTGCTTGATCAGCTCGGATTGCATGTCGCCGACGGTGTTGATCCCGGCCCACGCGATGCTCGCCCAGCTGCGTTCGGGAGTCGCGTCGACGGTGAGGGCCCTCGCCCCGACGATCTGCTCGGTGGTCTGCGACTGCTCCCACATCGTCTCGTCGAAGACGGAGCCTTCGCCGGCGCCGAGGTCGGCGACGTTCCCGAAGCCGCGCTTGAACGCGCGGATCTTCTTGGGCGTGGTCGCGTTCCGCCAGGCGTGCTCGACCTCCTCGACGCGCATGAGGTGGCCGAGCTGCGGGATGCGCCGGCGCCACGTGTCGACGGAGCCGATGTCGTCGTCGTCCGCGAAGGACCACTCGAAGAACGCGATGCGGGAGGCGCGGAGCTCGGCGGGGTCTGCCTCCATCCGGGCCCGGTACTCCTGGGTCAGGTCGTTGAGGTAGATCGACGCGGCGGTGCCCTGGGTGGACTCGATGAGCAGCTGCCCGTCGGGGTTGTTGTTCATGGCCGGCAGCATCGTGTCGATGTACCGGGAGTCCTTGTGCGCGAACGCCTCGGTGATCACGCCGAGGTCGAGAGTGTCACCGTGGCCGGACCCCTCGGAGCCGGAGAGAGGGACCTCAGTCGACCCGGTGTCCCACTCGAGGATCTCCTTGCCGTTCGAAGTGATCGGCGTCCCGTCGATGAGCCTCGTGCCGAGCGCGGTGCGCTTGATGAGCTTCGCGTGCTGCAGCCACTTCTTCTTCGCCTCGATGCCGTCCTGCGCGGCGAACTGGATCACCTGCGGCCGCGTGCAGTCGATCGCCCGGTGCGACTTGAAGCTGACGACGAACGACGTCTTCCCGCCCTGGCGCATCAGGGTGACGAGCCCCTCGCGGAACACCCGGATGCCGGTGTTCGCGTCGACCTCGCCCATCACGTCGGCGACGTACTGCTGCCACGGGATATAGGGCCGGTTGAGCAGCCGCGACGTGAGAGCCAGGCGATCGCCGAATGTCGGGTTGTCGAAGTTGCGGAGGGTGCCGTACCTAGGAGCGACGTCCAGGTACGAGGGGAGTCCCAAAGCCTGCTTGCTCGAGGAGGACCGTGAGCGCCGTGCCATCGTCGCCCTCCTTCTGCGTGCGCAGTGACCTGAGCACTTCGAAGAGCTGCTTGCGGGCGTCGCGACGAGCGGTGGCGGTAGTGGCGGGCTCGTCGATCTCGCGGGCGAGCTCGATGGCGAGCACACTCAGGGATCGGTGAAAGGGGACCTGCAGCTTCTCGTCGATCTCGGCGATGTCAGCCTCGACGGACTCCTCCATCGTGCCGACGATGCGGGCCTTGCTCGACGAGCGGCTCGAGGTCGATCGCGCAGGCTTCGTGTCGTTAACCGTGTCGTCTGCCGGCGGCTCGACGATGTGCATCTTCGAGCGGGCGGTGGCGGCGGCCGCGTTGGCCCGCTGTTCCTTGCGGAGACTGGCCATCCGGCCCCTGCACTTCGCGCACGTGCTGCCCTCCTTGCGCTCGAGCCGGTACCGCTCGGGCGTCCCGTGAGGGGGCAGCTTCTGCCGTGACGACATCGGCCCTCCTCAGTCGGAGAGAGAGAAATGGAAGACCACGCGGTCTTTCGGGGGGTGGGCCGGTCCTAAAAACTGGCTCGCTCTCAGCGCCAATCGGGCGAGATGGTGAGTTCGCGGCCTGTTTCGCCGCGGCGCTTGGCGTTCGTGCGCCTCGCGCCGCCTGCGGAGTTGCAGGTGGCGCACTGTGGGCCGTAGGAGGACGGGTCGAACGGGTTGGTGAGGCCAAGGTCGACGTCGACGTAGTGGCCGACGGTGATGGCTTGCGGGTGGGGCTTGCGGGCTGAGGCTCGCAGTTCCTTGCCGCAGGACCAGCAGGGCTGGATCTCGCCGCGTGCGCGGAGCTCTGTGAGCGCTGCAGCCTGCCGCGGGTCGTGATGGATGGCGGACATCAGTCGTATCCGCGGGTGTCGTCGTCGTCGATGTACGCGACAGGGTCGCAATGCACGATCGACGCCCAGATCGACGGGACGAGTTCACCGCAGCCAGGACACTCGTGCTGCCTGCTCACCGTGGCCTCCTCGGTTCGTGGCATCGTGCGCACGCCTGAGCGAACACGCCCGGCCCGATCGTGTGCGTCCACCGGTGGAAGCCGATGATGCACAGCCATGAGAAGCGGGGCTTCATAGGAGTGCGAGTCTGGCGAGGGTGAGGTGTTCGTCATCCTCGTGTTCGGGGTGTTCGCGGAGGAATGTGGTGATCTCGTCGAGCGCGTTGTCACGTTCGGTGGTGAGCTGGCTGATGTGGTCGAGGGCGCCGTCGAGGGTGCGGGTCCAGGTTGCCCCGAGCATGCGGTCCTCCCTGGTGTGCACGGGCGGGGGCGGGTCATTCCTCTGGGGTGCGGACCCGCCCCGGCCCGTTCCGCGCTACCCGTGGGCGCGGTTCGACGCCAGCAGTGGCGTCTTCTCACCGACCGGGCGGCCCGAATCCGCTACGCCGGGAGTGAGGGTGGGCCGGTCTACACGACACCGGGATGAGAGGTTCCGGGATGTCAGCCGACCGGCCAGGAGCGTTCTGGGCCTTCCGACCTTTTGCTCTACGTCCCATTAGGGGAGTGACAACACTCTCTATGCAAGCATCATGGTCAATTGCGGCGTGTCGCGCCCAGGGTGACCTTCGTGTTCATTCGGTGTCCTGCTCCTTCATCAGCTTCCTCATCCGGTACTGGTGCGCGGGATTGTTCCGCAGCCGGTCCCGCTTCCACGCCATGAGCACGTCCTCACGAACGACACGGACCTTCTGCCCGTCCTTGATCCGCCACCCCATTGGCATCCCGGCTCGCCTCCACCGGTGGATTGCGCGCAGCGACCGATCTGTCTCGGCGGCTGCCTGCCGGTAGGTCAGCATGCGGGGCGCCTTGTACTTCAGACGTGATGCCGGTTCAGGGTTCATGTGTCCACGTTGCACGGGAGTGACGCAGATCCCACGACACCGCACCGGCAGGCGTCCTCGTGACGGTACTCCAGTGGGTCAGCCCGCTCGCAGTCGAGGTGCGCGGTGCCGTTCTCGTCGATGCGGTCTGTGGCGATCGTCCCGTCGTCGTAGATCCTCGTGACCTGCCGGACGTCGACGACCTGGTCGCCAGGGTGCAGGTGCTGAGCGCATCGCGCGCAGATCGCGGTGGTCATGACTCCCCAGACGACGGATCAGTCGGTTCACTGATCGCGTCCCAGTATGCGTCGGACTCCGCTTCGGTCAGTGGCGGATCGAAAACAATCGGCTGCGGGTCAGTCGGCTCGAGCATGCCGGTCAGGGCGGTGCCGAACGCGCAATCCGGCTCGTCGTAGTCACTGCAACCCACGAGACTGTGACCCGCCGCGATCGGGCACCTGGCACACTCGGGGATCAGAATCCCCTCGGGAGGTGCGAACCTAGCCACGGTCGTCCTCCCGTTCAGCCGATTCCGGTACCTCGGACAGCGGGCACTCAGATCTGTGGTCGCCGTTGTCAGACCAGCGGCATCCACACGACTGCAACGCAAACCCCTCGGTGTCGATTGCGCACTCCGGTGAACGATGCCACTCCTTGCACGGTCGGCAGTTGATGTAGCCGAGCTCGAGCAGCGTCTCGTCCCAGGGATCGACAGGCTCAGCCACGGTCGTCCTCCCGTTCGGCCGGTTTGTGACACGGGCAGACGCACGGTCGTCCGAACGACGAACCGGGGCAGTCTGCGTGGCTGCGGCCCCGGAATCGACAGTGCCCGCCCACCCAGCCCATCTTCTTGTCGAGATCCTCGGCGGTTACGAGGTCGTGGCCGTTGTGGACGATCAGCCAGTCGTCTGATCCGAGCGCCTTCGTGATCTGCTCGGATAGTGCGACGTATCTGAGCGTGGGGTAATCGGTCACGTCGAGCTCCCATCCGTGTGGCTGGAGACCCAGCTCGCGCGGCGCTGCGCTTGCGCCTTCACGAGCCGGTCGTGGTCTTCGATCGGATACGGCGCGACGCCCCACCGAGACACGTACCGGGGCAGCGCGTGATCCGCGAGCATGTCGGCGACTTCCTCAGCAGTGAACGCCCGGTGCTCGCCCTCGTCGTGCCAGTACGTGTCGAACGACCACCATCCGCAATCGCAATGCGCGCACTCCCACTGCTCGTGGCCCAGCCGCGCCGGCCGACGCTCAGCGACCGGCTCACACGAGCGGATACGTGCGCCGTCGAGCTTCGCGCACTCGTCGCAGACGGTGAAGCTCCCCGGCAGGTCAGGCCCGCATACACCACGGTTGTACGACGTTCGCGCCCCGCAGTCACGGCAGTACTTGTCCGGCTCGCCGCGCGTCGCGTAGATCGGCACCCACTTGGGAGCGTCCGTCCACACGTCGGCGAGGGCGTCGAGCAGGTCAGGCATCACTCGCTCCTACCGTTCTCTAGAAGGGCCGCATTGCGAACGCGATCGAGTGCGTTCGCGCTTGACGTGTCCCACCGGAGGTTCTCGACACGGTTGTTCCTCGGGTCGTCATCGAAGTGGCACCCGACCTGGCCGTCCGGGCGGGGGCCGACAAATGCTTCGAGCACGAGGTGGTGAACGAGCCGCGTCTTCGTAGTGCCCCGCGCGCCCCGCGAAAGCGAGACCATCAGGTGCCCGCCGCGGGGTAGAGCCGCAGGGCGAAGAACTCTGCTCGATACTGTGTAAGTCGCCTCGGTCCTTCGCACCGTTCTTGGTGCGTCGTTCGATGCGGTCATCGTCGAGTGCGACGGCGAGGTAGTCGGCTACCTGCTGCTCACGGGCGGAGCCCGCCTTCTTCGCTGACTTCCGGTTTCGAGTCATGCGGCGTCCCCTTCCGGGAAGACGAAGGTCTGCTGCGCGAGGCGTTGAGCAGCACGCTTCGCTTGGTCGGCGCGCTTCTCGAATGCGATGCAACGTCTTCCGAGTTGGCGGGCGACGACAGCGGTCGTGGCGGATCCGGCGAAGATGTCAACCACGAGCCCGCCGGGTGGGACGCTGTACTCGATCAAAGGCCGCACGATGCCCTCGGGCTTCTGCGTCTCGTTGATCGCGCGGCCGTGTTCGGATCGGACGTACTGCACCGATCGCATGAGTCGGGGACCGCCGTCTTCGGACGTGTACGCGGATGCCTCGATATGCCCCGTGTGGGTCGGTCTGGTCTTCCGTCGAACAGTGCGGGGCGTGGCGTCCGGGGTCGTCGGGGTCTGTTTGTAG